GCCCTGCCGACTTAGAATCCACAGCCAAAGCCACTGTCGGAAATATCTCTTGGTACGTTTCTGTTGCAATTAAGTTACGCACTTTACGTCCAAAGTCCACCGCCAAGTCTGTGGTGTGCGATACCATCATAACTTTCTTGTTCGGGTTGCGTCCAAGGAACCAAGCGGGGAACATTATAGAAACAAGCTGGGACTTTCCGTGTCTGGGAGGAATATTTACACAGATTCTGTCCTTCTGACCCTGCTCTATGTCCATGAGCATGTTTGCAAGCATCCTATGATGTTTCCCCACTATGTAATCGGGCTGCATGTGCTTACAAAATGCTATCAAATCGTCATATGCTGCCTGATTATGCTGTCGTGTGGCTAATTCATCGACCATTTTGTCTATTTCAGCCACTTCTTCAGGTGTATATTTGTCTAAATTGTCCAACATGACCTGAATTTCGTCCTCAGAGAAGTCAAGAGCGTGTTTATTCACCTTTTTCCTCGTCTAAACCTAACTCTTTGTCCACATCTATGGGTTTACCATCAATTACAGCCGCATCTTCGACTGGATTTACCAATTTTGTAAGCTTTGAACGCAATTTTTCGCGTAAATCGTCCGTAGATTGGTGTGTTATGGTCACTTCGGACTTCTCAGCGAACAATCCTACATCCGAAATCTTACCTAAAAGCTCCAAAGCACGTATTCTGACCCTCGGATCGGGGTTTTCAGTCTCTTCTATCAGCTTATTTGTCACCAAATGCCGTATTTGTACTGCACTTTCGACCACAGAACGCCCAAACTGCTTCAAAATACTGTCTGTTAGGACAAGAGAGGCGGGTGTTAACGTGGACATTTTCTTTTCGGTGACTTTTTTCGACACATCTTCAGGATCATCAGCGTAAGCAACGGATAATCTTGCGGCTGTATCTTTATCTTCTTTAGTTGGCTCAAGGTCGATACCATGTTCCCCCAACTCCTTTGCTGTATTCGCGGCTGCCTCCACACGTGTCTTTAGATCAGCCGAAGGTTCACCCTCTTTCATGGGTACGTTCAACTCTGGTTCTACTACAATAGTCATTTGGTTCGATTATATACTACAAAAAATTTTTTACGCAAGATGTTTGGGACTCCAAAGGGGGGTGTTCCTATATAGAGGGGGGTGGGGGGTCGAACTCAGAGAAATGTGATTTATTTGTGTAAAATAGTAATATATACGCATGTGTAACATGTCTGATAAAAGGGGTGTAGGGGGTGGGGTATGGTTAGAAGTTAGGGATTTCCCTAACTTTTCCTACGTATCTATTGTAAACTGTAACAAGTTATGGTCTATTGGTCTTATCAAAAGGCAATAACGCCACAATCAAACAGTCATGGAAGGATATATTATGACAAAACAATTAACAAAAGTTGAACCACAATTAAAAGAAGCAATCATTGCAAAGGTCAAATCTGGTGTTTCTCTCATTCAGACTTTGAGAGATCTAGGTAAACTTTGGACTGACTTAATTAGTCCTAATACTAAAAACAGTGAGTCCACATGTACCAAAGAGTATTTCCAAGATCTTAAAGCTACTGTGGTGCTAGGTTGGACTAATGAGAAGCAGACCTTGTTTAACACGCCTACCAAAGATCTTGATCCGGTCGACAAGTTGGAAAAGAAAAAGTTACAGCAATCTATTAACTCAACTATTTCTGATATGAAAGACCAACTTAAAAAAGAACAGACTGAAGCAAAGTCTAAAGAAAAAAGATCGCCTTTAGAAATCTTTATGTCTGATATCGACAAGGCAAGTAAGCGATTGCAGAACGATGAGATGTTCACACATCAAGATCAAGTGATTGTTGCAATGGAAGAATTGTATAATACAATTGAAAGATCTTCCTAAACTATCAAGCCACTCAGGGAAACTTGGGTGGCTTTTTTTATGCCCAAATTTTTGATGCCAGTTATATGATACCAGTTGTCGCATAATGGGTCGCAGGGTGGCTTGTTATTATACAGATCGGTATTGATACCAGTGATGCGTAGAGCGTATAGCCTAATGTTCCAAATGTTCCACAATGTTCCAAAATAAAAAGGCAAAATGGAACATTAGTAAATCGTATCATCTAGTGGCATATAGTGGTATCTAGTGTTATATGGTTAGGGAAATCCCTAACTTTTTTCTATATATATATATAATGTTCCAAACTAAAAAATTGAGCGACAACATTTGAGCGACCACCTTTTGCGTAATACTTTTTGGAACATTCTCACAAAATTCTCAAGACCCCTTCAATTCCCCCATTTTTGGAACATTGGAACATTCCAATAAAATCAATCACTTAGCAAACCTCACTTTGGAACATTGTGGAACATTATGGAACATTGTATAACTTACCACTATTTACCACTACTTGTAATCATAGGGTACTAGCTCCCACACCTTGACATAGCCTAATATTAATGGTATACTATAGTAATAGTAGAAATATGTTCAATAGAAGGATAACAACATGATAACACGTTACGGTAAGATAATGGTTAGGGAGATCCCTAACGTAGAATGTGACAAGTGTGGCGAAGAGTTTGACGCTAGACGTAAAGCGTTAGGCTACAACACTTGCTTGTCATGTGGGCAGTTGATCGCAGAGCAAGTCAAGTTCTGTATCGCACCAGTCCACAAGTCCAACTATGTCGTGGTCACACGTAAGAGTGATCTTATCGGCATCAACAACAAAACTTGTTAGGGGTATCCCTAACTCAATTTAGGAGGAAGATATGAAAAGATTACCAAGGTGTACGTTACCTAAAAATCATAAAGACTATTACTACATCATAGTCGATACCGACAAGAGGACAGGTAAGAAGAGAGAACGACAGATTTATCCAAACCTTTTCATCGACCTTATTTCAATCCCAATGAAGAAAGAGAGAAAGTAAATGACAAACAAAAAAATGAAAATAGCAGTCGACACGACAGAGAACGTATCAAAAGAAGATATACTGCGTGGACTAGACCTACTCGAAGAGAGTAAGAGGTCAGATAGATTTTTCGGTATGCGTCTGAATGGCAAATCAATCGACGATATTGAAAATAAGTTCTTGGCAATGTTTGCCGAGTTCGTAAGCCTTATGGCTTTATTCATCGGTATGCTAGGTTTTGGCATACTACTTTGGGCAATCTTTGGAGGATAATAACATGGAAAACAAAATCGAAACATCAGCACCCAGCATAACAAGTTCTGCTATGTTGGTCGAATACAACGCATCTGTCTGGACTGGTCGAAAGCTAGACAAGAACGCATCACAAGAGTTGGAGATGGTCAAACGTACAGACCCCAACGTGGCGAACGTCCACAAGAAGTTGTTGGGCAACTGTCCAGAACTCAAAGCAGTTCAACAGTTCGTTGGCAACGCACGTAACCAACATTACTCTATGACCTTACCGTGGTCAGATATGGGTATGCGTCTGTTACCTACAGCGACGTTCTTTAGATACAAACATCACATGTCTGGACTAGAGCAAGAGTTCGATCACTTGGTCAACAAGTTCTTTGATATCTATGATGACGCAGTTATCAATGCCCAGACTTTACTAGGGGACTTGTACCACCAAGACAACTACCCACCTGTTCACGTGTTACAGAGCAAGTTCTCATGGCGAATGAGTTTTGTACCACTTCCAACAAGTGGTGACTTTCGTGTGGATATGGGCAACGAGCAAGAGAAAGCATTGCGTGAAGATTACGACAAGCATTACAACTCTATGTTCGGTAAGGCTATCGACAACATGATAGACAAACTTGTTGTCTATCTAAAGAATGTATCAGAGCGTCTTGACTATCAAGATCATGAGGACAAGAAAGTATTTCGTGACACACTTACGTCCAACGTCACAAGTATGATCGAAGACTTGCTTGTTCCCATGTCAGATCAAGACTCACGGCTTAAGACGTTATCACGTCAGCTGTCTGATATATTTCAAGGCGTATCACCTGACGCATTGCGTGAAGATGATGTGCTACGTCATAACACTAAGCAAGGTGTTGATGACGCAATCAATTCAATCAAGTCACTTGGTTGGTAATCTAGTTAGGGATACCCCTAACGCATAATTAGAGAAAGGATATATATTATGCAAAATTCAGCTAAATCAATGTACGCACTAAACCTAGAAGAGTGCAAAGATCTAATCTTATCAATCGGTAGTAAGCGTACTGTCTTGTTACAAGGCGATATGGGTAACGGTAAATCATCGGTGTTACACATGCTAGCCAAGGACTTACCCAACCACATTCCATGCTATGTGGATTGCACCACGAAAGACTTGGGCGATATCATGATGCCGAAGTTCAAAGCGAATGGCGAGCAAGACTATGTGTCATTCGTACCCAATGAAGAGTTTGGTTTACACATCAAGGACAAGCCAGTCATCATTGACCTTGACGAGTATGGCAAGGCGAACAAGTCGGTCAAGATGGCACTAACAAGATTGACGCTAGAGCGACAGTTGGGCAGTAACAAGTTACACCCCGATAGCATAATCTTTGCCACGACGAACAAAGGTTCAGAGGGTGTGGGCGATATACTAGAACCACATCAGCGTGACCGACTGGTTATCGTCAACGTGCGTAAGACTTCCAACACAGAGTGGTTGGCATGGGGTTTGAACAATGGCATCAACCCTTCAATACTTGGTTGGGTCAAGGACACACCACAGTTGTTTCATTCGTTCGAAGATGTAAAGAACCCAGACGACAACCCATACATCTTCCACCCAAACCAACAGCGTACATCATTCGTTACCCCACGATCGTTGCACATGGCGAGTGACTTGGTACATCAGCGTGACACGTTAGGAGATAACATACTAACGTCAGCATTGATGGGTACGATTGGCGAACGTGGTGCGTTGGACTTGATGGCATATGTGAAACTAATCGACAAGATGCCAAGCCGTGACGAGATCAAGAACTCACCACATACAGCGAAGATACCCGATAGTGTAAGTGCCACAGTTATGGTTGTGTTCCGTTCGCTTGGTTCAATGACCAAGGACTTTGTGACCCCATTCATGGAGTACCTTGTTAGGCTAGATGCAGAGGCACAAGCTATGTTCGTCAATGGTGTACGTGCGAAGAACTATCAGCATCAAACTATCGTGATGACTAATCAGAAGTTCACAGAGTGGGCAATGAAGAACCAACATCTTTATCAAGCAGATAAGAAATAAGGTTAGGGATATCCCTAACAGAAAGGAGAGAGTGATGGAGTTAGAGGACGCAATAGCAACAATCTTTGAGTATATCGAAGAAACACAAGCAGGTCATTGGGACGAGTTAAAAGAGCAACTTGAGGCGTTACAAGAAACCAAAGGCTATTACCCAGATTGGAAAGGAGACGGAGTATGAACATACTAATCCAACAAAGTCTTACTGTCGAACAGCGACTACAAAAGGCAGTATCAGACATAATGATGAACGACAAGTACATCGCACTAGCAGGACTACTTGCCATTGGTACTAGGAGTGTCAGAGATGACATTCCTACTGCTAACACTAACGGACGTGACGAGAACTATGGTCGTGTGTTCTGTGATAGTTTGAATGATGCCGAACTAAGGTTCTTGGTATTGCATGAGAACTTCCACAAGCTAGCACGACACTTGCACATCTATGCACACCTTAACGAGATAGACAGCACGGTGGCGAACATGGCGTGTGACTATTGGATAAACAGTAGGCTAGTCGAGGATAACAAGCTAGACAAGTTTGCAACTATGACTGGTCAACTCAGCATGGGTTGTTATGACGTGCAGTATGACGGCATGAGTGTTCCAGAGATATTCAACACCCTACTCAAACGCAAGCAAGAGGGTGGTGGCGATGGAGCAGAGGCACAAGGGTTTGATGACCACGATTGGGAAGGAGCAGAGGGCATATCCGACGAAGAGCAGAAGGAACTGGCGAAAGACATTGATGATGTAATACGTCAAGGTGCGTTGCTTGCAGGTAAGACTGGGTCTGGTGGCAATAGGACACTAGAACAATTCCTAGAACCACAAGTGAACTGGCGTGAAGTCTTGCGTGAGTTCATAACCGACACATGTTCGGGTGGTGACTTCTCAACATACAACAAACCTAATCGACGCTACCTACACCTAGACTTGATAATGCCTAGTGGTATATCGGAACAAGTCGAGGAACTGGTATTGGCGATAGATACATCTGGCTCTATCGGTCAACGAGAGTTAACTACATTCCTGTCAGAAGTCAAAGGCATATGCGACACAGTAAAACCTAGCAAGGTGCGTGTACTCTATTGGGATACCCAGGTGTGTCGTGACGAGGTGTATGAGATGGACAAGCTAGATGATCTACCACAATCCACAAAGCCAAGTGGAGGTGGTGGTACAGAAGTCGAGTGCGTTCCGAAGTACATGACAGAGTATGGCATCAAACCACAAGCAACTATCATACTAACCGATGGTTACTTGGGTGGGTCATGGGGTAAGTGGACTTGCCCTACACTATGGGTAATCTTGGATAACAAGGATACTCATTCAAAGGTTGGCAAGACATTACACGTCAAGTCAGCAGATCTGTAAACACGTTAGGGATACCCCTAACTCAATGAAAGGATATTATTATGGTATTAAGAGTTACAAATCACAGAGTGAATAGTTTCAAGGACATTGCCGATAGGCATGCAAACACCAAGCCGATACGTGGTACGAGTATCATACCGATAGGTGGTAGAGCATATGGCAGACGAGAGTACATACTCAAGAGATCAAGGACACACTATGACATGGTACTAAGTGGTGACGCACTTGTGTCATGGGAGATGAAACAAGACATCGAAGTCATAACCATACGCAACAATGGATACACCGACTGTTATACTTTCCTTGATAACTTGTTACCACATGACCTACGTTTCTTCATACTGGAAGGTTCGGGTAGACAATACATCAGTATGAATCGTAAGAGACACAAACACAGTAACTACGATGAGGACAGAGAGTGGACGGTGCAGGGCGATGGCGAGAAAGACTTCTACTTACCCAAGTACTTAGACAAGCCACTACAGTTCGCACGTAAACACGCTAAGTGGCAACACATAGGTACAGAGTACGTATTCAGACATGCGATGACACAAGTAAACAAGGACGCAAAGGCAGAGATCAAACCCTATGCCGACAAGTTCTACGACTGGATTACAACTATGTATGCTATGTTACCCGTGCATGATTGGGATTACAGAGTTGATATGGAGAAAGAGTTCAACCAGTATTTTGTAACGAATAATATTGATGACACAATCGAAGAATATAAGAACATCATGCGTGACGAGAACCACCCCATGCGTTTACATCTTGCTGTCGAATACTTACGTCATAGTCCGTTATACGGTTATGGTGGTGTGATACCTATCGAAACCAAAGAGAAAGCGTCGAAGGTAAGGTCAAACTGGAACAGGTGGCTTAACAAGTCATTGGGTCTCAGCAAGAATATACATGAGAGCAGAACAGAGGAGGTAAAGTAATGGGTTACTATAGTGACGTTGGTCTTGTCGTTGTATTGAAAGATCGAAACGACTTACAAGAAGTCTTATCTGTGTACAAGATGCACCCTAACGTGCAACGAGAAGATGTGTTTAAACATTGGACAATATACGAGCGTGAGTTTGACCCCAATGATTCTGAGTATCCAAGGTATTGTATGATGGAGTACCGAACAACTTACGTGAAGTGGTACGACGAGTTCGATGACGTGCAAGCGTTCCGACAGTTGTTTACAATAGTTGAACAGTTCGGCAAAGAGAGAGATGGGTTCAAGTATGCCTACAGAGAGATAGCCGTAGGAGAGGACGGAGCCACTAATGAAGATGAGGGCGAGAACTGTAAGAAGTTAGGGTTTGTTTGTTGGGAGCGTATGCGTGTAGAACCTGCTCAAATAAAATTCGACAATGGCGATTTCTTCAAACCATACAAAGAAATAAAGGAGGGTATAGATGGCTAAATGGAGTGGTATATATCTTGAGGATTGTCACACGTTACTCAAGAAGATTGAGAAGAAGTTGGAAAAGGTTGTCAAAACCTCAGACTGTTTTGACTTATTAGAAAACGAAAGGCGATTGTTCGCCAAAGAACTACAAGACAAAATTAAAAAGTGGAGAAAGGAGATGTATAATGAGTGAAGAGCAAGAACCAATCGACGTGGTACAAGTTATGTACAATGCGTTGACCAAGTTGGAAAAGCAGTACGTGTGGGTTGTTATGATAAAGACCCCACGTGAGGACAAGATCGTTGTAGCGTTTCAAGAGAAAGAACCTACAATGAAAGAGTTAGCCGAACGTGACGACGTGCGAGATATGTTTGAGTATGGATATAGACATGGGCATAGAGATGCACAGTTTAGTCAATTCGAACTAACGAATTTTATTGTGAAGTCTAGTGATATGTTTGTGTTAGCTCAAGAGTCACTAAAGCAAGTGAACGACACGCGAACCATATATGACATACAAAACGCACAGTTCCTTCCAGTTCGAAAATCAGACTACGAGGTTATGCACGACACCTTAACACGTGAGAGTGAAGAGTATGGTTGGGATAGCATGTCCGATAACGTGTATGATTTCAACGCAGAGGAACTCGCAATAAATGACGACTACTATAACTACTTAATTAAACGAAAGAGAAGGAGAGCCTAATGAGAACGATAGATCAAGACTTTGATATAGCTGTAAGTGAACTTACAGAGTGGACACCCACACGAACTAATATAGTTGACGCATTACGTGATGCTGATACAGACAAACTTGCCCCTAGAACGAACGAGGTGCTGAGAGAACAACAGATTGAAGTGTTTGCAACTCAAGTACAGAAGGAAATGCGTGGTATCAAGTTTGGTGTAAAAGCAAATGGTAACTCACAGTATAAGAAGTTTGTATACATGGAGGGGTGTCCATACACTATGGGTTATCTACACTACAGCGACCCAAGAGAAAATGCCGAACAAAAGGTAAATCATTTCTGTGTGTCAGCACCTACAATAATGAACGAGAAGTATGCCGACTACAATCAGAACTATGCCATGAAGATGTCGGTCAACTTGAACCAAGGTGTGAAGAACGCAAAGCGATACCTACAACCCGTACCGTGGGGTGTGGTTGCACACAAGAACTTCAAACAAGTACGTCATTCTTTTAACAATGTACGTAACTCATTCCAAGATGACTTTGAACTTAGTATGGGTGAGTTGGGTATGAAGAATAAGACGTTAGTACCAGAACTAGCAAACCTTATCGAGAACGGACACGTGTTCCTAGACAAGGAACTGCACGACAAGGTTGTGGATATGGTAGCCAAACGTAAACTATATGAGGAGGACAAGCAAAAGCGTTTGGACTTGTACTTTGTGTATGCGTACATCAAGTGGGGTAAAGAAACCTATATTGTTATTGAGATAGATGACGCTCAAGCTATTGCGTCACCAGATTGGAA